TATATACCAGGTTTACTATGAGAATGAATATCCAGTCCTTCATATATCAATGAGAATAGTGAATTGATAAAGTCCATATTGACAGACTCTCCATTCATGAATCTATACAGCTGATAAGAGCTCACATTGTAATCATCTGCAAAGTGAATGACTCTATATCTTCCTGTTATCTTTTTTCTCAGCTCAGATCTCATCCAGTCAGTGAGCTGCTCATCCCTAGAAAGGGAGATCATCATCGAACTCATCTGTTATAGGTTTTGATTTAAATTCTTTCTTTGGCTCTGGAGCTGATTGGATCTCACTCTTGACATATGGCTCCCCGAATGCAGCTGAGAAATATTCTCCTGCTTTCTCTCCATTTTTGGACCATAGAGATATCTCCCATTCTTTTCCATCAATAGTCACCTTTCCTCTCCAGTCAGGATGAGTATCTTTGCTCTTGTAATTGTTGCGGAAGATTGCTCCGCTGTTGTTTTTCTGCTCCATTTATTTATTGTTTAATTGATTAACATAATTAACATACAGCTCAGAAGCTGCATCAAGTTTCTCTATCATTTGACTCTCCAGATCCTGATCACGTTCAAAAGGAATGACAGTGATTCTCTTGTCAGGATCAATATGGTCCACTCTGTGCAGTGATAGGTTATCCCATTGACTGAGCAGATCATCATTAGTAGTGACCATGCAATATATCAGCTCAGATGTTGGCCTGTCATAGAGATACATATAAGCTCGAAGCTGCCATTCATAGTCCTTGTTCATTCCATCCTCTGCAAGAGCAGGGAAAGTCTCCAGGCTCCATGATGTCTTGATGTCAATGATATGATCATCCAGCAAGATATCGCATTCTCCTGTCATGATATCATTGATCAGTCTCTTGTCATTCTTCACATATGAAGTCATCCTCACAGCATTGAGAAGATTGATAGAATCCTGCTCCTGTTCCTGACCTTTGATCACATACTTATTGTTTAGGTCCACATTGTATCCAAAGAAGTCCTGTTTTGCAACTGACTTGATATAGCTCTTTGCAGTCTCTGATAAGATCTCTGACTTGCTCCTGGCATTGGTCATGATCTTTCCTATTGATGATGGATGCCACTTCATAGCAGTAGTATTGCTTTCTGTTGTACTTCAGTTAATTCATAGCTTGATACAGCTTTCTTGAATGCATCCACTGTCATCTCTCCAGCTGCTACCTTGTCAATCCCTTTCTGGAATCTATCTGCTGGCATTGCTGGCTTGCTCTTTGCGGCCTCATTTCCATCGTCATCCACTGCCTGCATTGACATGATTGACTGAAGAGAATACCTTCTGAAGTAGGTCACAGCAGATCCGAGCTGCTGGGCATTGTTAGATACCGGAAGATCAATGAATGATTCAATCCTATCTCCAGAGTCAATGTCAATGATCTGAGTGACTACTTTATTCTCTTGAATAGGTTGAAGGAGGAGAAGTCCATTCTCTAAAAGTACAGGCTCTATCACTTCCAGCAGTGCATTGAGGTCTGCATATGATTTCTTGAAATGGGGATTAGTTGAATTCTTCATCACTTTGCCCATTTGATTTTTGGCCTTCCACAGTTTCATGTAGATTCCAACCACAGGAAGATCCTGGTCTTCTGTCTTTTTTGCTCTCGTTGTCATATAAAAAGGTGTTTAATATTTACAAATATAAAAATAATTATTGAATAATATCATACCATTCAAGAAAAGAATCAAAATCTTTTGCAATAAAATAAAGACCTCCAGCTCTTTCAATCTTCTCTTGATAGATCTTCTGATCTTCTGACTGTCTATCCTTGCCTATCTTGACCTCAATCTTCACAGACTTTCCATTGATTGTAGCTGAGATATCAGCTGATCCTTTTGTGCCTGTTGATTTCGTGTATTTTCCCTTTCCTATGGTCCTTGTAATACCATCAACATCTCTGACTTTCTTTGGGCCACGATATACTCCCATCGTATTGATTCTCTCTGCCTGATGTCCTGACATATCCAGAAACTTGACTATGCATTGAGTGAGTCCATTTGCTGTCTTATCATTCCATTTACTTTTTGCAAGTGCTGTATATGGCACGCTGGGATATTTCTCCATGAGATAATCTCTCTCAATCTCCTCAAGGATTGCTTTGCTGATCTTGTTCATTGTTTAGCATTAATTTAGTTAACTGTTCCACTGTTGCATTGAAGTCTCTTTCACTCAGGAGCATTGCTGTCTGAGGCTTGAGAAGATAGTGAGTTGATATTCCATGACCATAATATGATGCTTCATTCTGTTCATTGAATTTGATCAATGGTTCATTGCCGAGCTCCATCATCAGATCATAGGATACAAGGAACTGCTTCCCTTTTGGCTCTGGATGCTTCTCCAGGATCATTTGTAGTATGTGTACTGCTTTCATATTTATTCTGATTTAAAGGTTTCGTTGTAGTATTGTTCTGCATATTCTTCGGGTGTATTTTTCATCCAACAACCTTGCAAATGATTTTTTAAATAAGCATCACATATCTGCTCCTTCTCCATTGCTTTGGCTCTCTCGACTATATGATCACGCATCCATCTTGGCAAATCACCCCAAGTTTTCATTTGTTCTTCAAGCCACTCTACTGCTGTCATCTTCTTACTCATCTTCTTACTCATCTTTGTTTTGGTTTAAAAAGGTGCTTCATCTATTGTTTTGAAGTCAATATCATCCTTTGAAGGTGACTGATATGAATATTCAATCCATCTAATATTATTAGTTTTTCCGGTCAGGATCTTATATCCTTTATGCATTCCATAGATCTCCAGGAACTGAGAGAATTTTTTCTTTGACATCCATCTCTTCAGATCTGTATATTCTTCTGTGATCCTATCAAAGAGATCATTCTTGTATAATGTTGTATTGACAGGAAGATTATCATCTTCAGCCCATTCAATGAACTCTGCACAAGTCGAAGCAAAGAGCTGTCTCATTTCATGATTCACTCCGATCTGAGGAATCAATCCATTCTGAAGATACTTTTGAATACATCCGACCATATAATTATCAAACCTTTCAAAGTGCTCCAGATCCCAGTCATCAAAAAGCTGATGACCAAACTCATCAAAAGGAGTCATCTCTCTGCCGTAGTATTCATTAATCACCAGCTCATGTCTCCTTCTCTCATGAGAGTTGCCTTGTCCTTTTATTGGATAGTTAGTGCTGATGACCATCTTTGGAGAATCTTCCACAGTGAGCTTGATTGCATCCTTATTCTTTCTTTCCAATGTCATACCCTCAGTTACCAAACTGAACTTAGTTTCGAATTCAAAGTTTTTCTTGACATCATCGAATACAAGTATCTGAGTCTCTGGAGATACAGTCTGATAAGGAAAGCTCTTCTTGTCATCAAATGACTTCCCATCTAATATACTGACCTTCCTGACTTGTTTTATCCCTTGAATGAATAATCCTTTTCCTGTTCCTCCTTCTGGATTGTCTCCGATCTTTGGATCATTGAGTATCACAGCTTGATTTTTCATCTTATTCTTATAGTTAGTCATCAAGAATCCTACTGTTGACTCAAATGATTCAATATGAGATCCTGCAATATTATTCAAAAATCTCTTGTATTCGTTTTCCTGGCTCCTGACTTTCTTGAATTCTCTTGGAATGATATGACTCTTCCAAATATATCCACTGATGTCAATGTAATCAATGAGCTCAATCTTATCTTTTGTAATCTTGACAATACCATTCTCATAGGCAATATATGAGATATGTTTCGTATCCTTGAGGATCAATAGATTGACAGTATCAAGCATCAGCAGGAACTGCTCAGAGAATAGATTCTGATAATTTGCAAAGTAGGACCATACATCATCATCCCCTCTATCAAGAAGATAATTCAAGACAAAATCCTTGATCTTCTCCACTGATGTCTCCTGGACCTTATTTGAAGTGATCTGCACCCATGTAGGCTTCTGAGTATTGTATGGGAAGTATTTTGCAAATCCATTCCTCTCCAGAAAGAACTTATATTCCTTTGTCAGTACCTTGATCTTGCTTCCATTCTTTGTCTGTTCAATGATCCAGAAGTCATTCGCATCCTTTGACTCTTTAATCTGATCATATGTATCATCATTGATCTGATAGGTCTGCTTGATATGGTCCTTTCCTTTTGGAAGATCTCTCTTGATTCTTGTGATCTTCTGATAGTCCTCAAAGAATTTGCTGTTTGCTACTCTTTGCTTGTATGCATTCCTGACTGTTGTCCTTGCTTCTCTTTCAGTGAAGTCCTGATCTGTCAATACATGATTGATAATATACTCCTCAGCTCTATACTGATTCACTCCATACTCACAGAATGCACCAGCGAGAGCAAAGATATATTGATTCCTTTGTCCTTCAGTGAAGTTAATGGACCAATTGAAGTCCATGATCTTCTGAATGATAATATCACTATCACTGATTGGAAGGATTGCAGCTCTCTCTGATTGACTGAATCCTTCATCTATCAATACAGGATCAAAGACCTCAGCATTTTCATTGACATAGATATTAGGATCAAATGATTCAAAGCATACTCTTGATACATCACAATTTGATCTATCAAAATAATCATATTGGAATTCATTTGCGAAGGCTTTGAAGTATTTCTCATGCTCTTCCTTCGTACATTCTGGAATTCTGATGACTGCCTTGATCCCATCACCTGATGGAGATATAAATGCTGTGATCACATGAGGATTAGAGCAAAGATCTGAGAAAAAGAATTTCAATGTAGTTCTGCTTTGAAAATTGTCAAAGTCAATAATGCATAGACCTGAGTGATTGTCAAGTCCATCCTTTGATCTCTCCTTGAATTCTCCAGCAAAGAGAATGCAGGGAAGTTTTTTCTTCAGTCTTGATCTCTCCTCCTTGTCTTTTGAATCTCTGATCTGTTTAATCAGCTCCTTATTTTTACCTTCTTTGATTCTCTGGATACATTTCTCCAGAGTAATGATGTGAGGGATCTCTTTGCTCTGAAATAAATCCCTAAAAATTGTTACTTTTTTATCAAGCATAGCCTATAAAGATAATATTTTTTATTTCAACTTCTTTAAAATGTGTATTTTTTGCTCAATGTGTACCTAATGTGTACCTAAATGTGTACCTAAAAAAAATCAATGTTTTCAAGGGCTTCAGAAGTTTTGGTACACTT